CGAAAGAGTTGACAGGCAGGTACCAGAAGTCCAGGGAATCCTTTTCACAAAGGTAAAGCCTGTGCTTGAAATTCGTGACGTTGGTGATGGAGGAAGCGGAAAGTCCCGTCAGGGCTGGGGAGGAGGAGTCGTTAAGTACCTTCCAATCCGTCCCATCATACAGCAAAACGTCGTCAACTCCATTGCAGCAGAAGAGAAAGCTCCCACCGGCAGTGACGAAGTTGAGGTACTGGAAGCGACCGTCAGTAGCGGCGACTTCAGGGGTAAGCTGCTCGCCTCCGGCGGTTATGTCATATATACCATCTTCCGCCGCCGCGAAAAGTTTCCCGCTCCCGTCTCGGGCTTTGTAGGAAAGCAAGGTCCGAACGTTGTGCGGGTCAGGGTTGACGGGCTCCCAAATATCCTCCGGAATGGAAGCGAAGGGCTTGAAACCTGGCCGGACTCGGACGTAAGAGGCTTCAGGAAACCAGTTGTCCAAGAACACCGCATCGGACTGCGGCATGGAGGCGATGGAATCCCTGGCGTTCCAGCCCCCGACCGGGGAAGGGATGCTAGCGCCTGTGGCAGAAGGTCGGCGGGAGGAAGCCAAAAGCCGTTGCATCATGGGATATTCCAGTTACCTGCAGGTACGAAGATTCCAGGCTGGGGCGCCCGCTGCCCGCCATTAAGGGAAAGATTACCGGGGGCTTTGTCCTGCCGCTTGGCCGAAGCAAGGGCTTCATCCCACTGCAAGCGGTTCTCCGCATAGGGTAGGCCTTTTTCTTCCTTCCACTTCCAGCGGAGGCCGAGAAGCAGAAGCGAGGCCGGGAGGAGGCAAGTGTCAGTGTCAGCGGAGAAGAAGGACTTGCGGGAGTTGTCAGTGGAAACCACTGCCCGATCGGAATAGTACTCGAAAGCCAGTTCTGCCCCAGCTTCCATGTCGGGGAAGACTAGAAGCTCCCCACCACGAATGCGGAACTGATAGAAAGGCCCGGCGAAGGGAAGGGCTTCCATAGCTTGCCAGGAAGTCGCATCCCGCGGCCCCCAGATCGGAAGTCGTCGCGTTCTGTCGTAGATGGTTTCACTGAGCATATGCTGGAAACCTGGGGCCAGCTGTGAAAGACTTCCCTGAGACTGACCGGCTTGGGATTGGAAAACAGCTTCCTCCGTTAGAACTTGCCAGTTGTAATCTTCAACGCAAAGCTGCAAGACTTCGTCCAACAAGCCCACGATTTGCAAACTCTGCTCATCCCCACCCGGGAGAACCCGAGAAGGTGAAGGTAAAGCTGTACGAACGCAAAACCGCTGGACAAGTTCAAGCAGATTCATGGCGAGTCCTTAAAGAGGCTTGGCGGCGGCTTTGGCTTCGCCCTTGTATTCGGACAGCGCCTTCACCTGCGCAGCCAGTTCTTCCAGCCGAGCATCCTTCTCTTCCAGCTGCTTTCGCAACGCCGCCAATTCTTCCGCCGGAGCCCCAGCCGCCGCTACTGTCAGCCAAGCGCGGGCGCGCTCCCGCAACTGCCGCCCGCCGATGCCGATGGTCGCGAGCAAACTTTCATTGGCGTTTGCCAAGTCTTCCACGGTCAGGATTTTCAGGTCCTGCAGCATTTTAACTTCCGCGGGGGTTGCGGGAGGCCAGTTGCGAATTGCCGTCCCATTAGCAGGGACTTCTTCCCCTTCCTGCCAAGCCTTGAAAGCGGACTGAAAGCCCTCCAGCCACTGCTGCGGAAAGCGCCCCGAGCGGACTTCCTCTTTCAACATGGCAAGCCAGTCTTCCGCAACCGCCTCGACCTGATCCTTCGACCCCATCGGGGTGATAAGTGCGAAGGGGATATCCTTGTAGACAGGATGGCCGGCTTTCAAGCTCGCCCCTCTGTCCTCCACGGCGCGAAGCTCGAAGATAACATACGGCGGCCGCTCTTGTGTTTGAAATTGCATGGAGAACTCCAAAAAATTCGGGGGCCGAAGCCCCCCGGCGGAAAGGTTACAGAGCGGCGGTGTACTTTTTGACCCAGCCGTACTCGTCTTTAGTGATAGCTGTGGCGGCTACGTAAGCTCCAGCCTCACTATCGGCAGAGGTCACAAAGTTTGTGAGCGCCACCCGAGCGTCGGCTGCGTGGGAAGCTCCGGCCTGCACATACACCCAGGTCTGATTCGAATCATCAATCAACGGGGTGCCCAACTTGAACTTCGGTGTGGCGTCCCGGAGCAGGACATTAGCGCCTGCCAGTGGATAAGCTCCTGCCATGATAATCTCCTTGAATTTGGGAAGCTTAAGCTTTCAGCACGCCCTGAAGGCTGCGATTGCTGACGGTCATGTTACCCATCCAGAGGATAGGAACGACGGCTGCGTCTTGGTTGACGGGGCGCATTTCCGGCACGACTTCCAGGTCGGCGTCTTTGTGGACAACCAGCTCGATGAAGTCAGTGTTGAGGAAGTACATGTGGGCAGATGGGATACCAGACCCGCCATCGTGGATGACGTCAGCGTTCTTGTACTTCAGTGTCGTGAACCCGCCGTCAGCTTCACTAGTATTCGTGTAGCGCTTGATGGAAAGCTGCGAGTCTTCGAAGAAAGTGAAGTACTCGTTGGAGGAGACGATGAGGTCAGGCTGGTCGTCACCGCGGGTCAGCTCCAGCCACAGAGGCAGCATGAGCGACTCGATGGTCTGAGACGACGGTGTGATAGCGCCGCCGCCTTGGATTGGAGTCGCGGCCGATTGCACCTTGTTGCGCCAGAAGGCGAAGGTGTTGGAAGGGATACCCCCAACCGTGCCCTGGCCAGAGTCAGCGACCAATGCTTGCAGGCCGTTGATCTGGTTGGGCAGGGTGCCCGCGGAATACATGTCGATGCTGAAGTTGTTCTTGAACGTCCGTATCGCATTCTTCATCCGGGCCTTGACCAGGTTGATAATACGGGAGTCGCCGGAGTTGACTCGGAGTTCCTGGCCGGAAGCCGTGACGTGGATTGCGATCTGGCGCCACTGATATTCAGCCGCGCTGATCACGTCGGAAGCTCCGATGTTCAGAACGTCGTAGCCGGAGAAGCGCTGGTAGGTTTGGTTTTCAGCGTAGTCCAGCGGAGTGACGATGGTCAAGCCCCCGTCCTCGCGGCGGTAGTTGCCCTTTTTGTAGAGCCGGCGGTAGAGCGTGTTGTGCTTGGACACGTTGTCCCGCACTTCCTTCGAATGCTTGCGGAAGGTGGTGGCCACCAGTTCCGTGAAAATGCTATTTGGCGATGCCATGGAAAGTCTCCTGAAAGGGATAGAAGATTAGCTGCGTGACCGAATGGTGGTCAAAGTTTCCTGCAGCGTGTCGTCCATCGTACCAACGGGAGTCGCAGCACTCGCCGGCTTGGACTTTGTCCGAACATTTGCGGAAGTTGCTTGGCGGGCGGCCGCTGCCCTGGCCTCTGCAGTTTCTTTTTGCTTCTGAGCCTCAGCTCCGCGTTGCCGGGCGAGCTCTTTTGCTTGAACTGCAGGTGACAGCTGGCAAGCCTTTTTGTAAGCATCTTCCAGGCTGCTTGCAACACCACCTTGAAGTAGCTTCGCCATGTCGCCCAGGACTTCATTGACGTGGACGTTCTTTGGGTCTGCTATGAAGGTGTCGAGTTGAGACTTGAGCTGCTCCCGCGCCGTCGCTTGCTCTGCCGCTTCTCGAGATTGCATTTGAGATTTTACAGCATACAGCTCGTTTTGCAAGTTCGCGACTTGCGGGTCGATGAAGGCGGGCTCGGACTGAAGGTCGACGCCATAGGACTTGGCGACTTCGAAGAACAGTTCCCGACGGCGGGCGGGAGGGGCCGTGGAGAGAATAACATGGGCCTGGGTGAGATTGCTGAGGAGCTGCAGAGGATTTTCCCGTGAGCGCTCGAAGAAGTGCAGGTGGGGCTGAATGATCTGCTTGACGTTGTTGCCGAGTGCGGCAGAAGCTCGATAGCTTTCAATCCCCCGGAACATGTCTTGCTCTCGCTTGAGGATCTCAGCTTGGACAGTTGCAGGCAGGTTCCCCCATTCCTCCTTGGCCTCCTTGCGCCAAGTTTCAGGGGCGGCAGAAGTTTCGGCAGCTTCCGGCTCGGACTTTTCAGCTTCGGGCGTTTCCTCCACTGGCGGGGCTTCCGGAGTTTCCACCGGAGCGGCTTCTTTCTCCTCAGCTTCCTCAGGAACGTTGGCCGTAGCTTCAACTTCCACTTTCTCTTCAACTTCCACCCCGAAAAGGTCTTCCCCAAGTTCGGACTGCGCCGCCTCGAAGTCGAAGCTCATTTCGTTCTTGTCCGCATCAAACTTATCTTTCGTACTCATTTTAGTTTCCTTTTACTGTCGTACCACAGTAGCAGAGGCTCCAGCGGCAACTTCCTTCACGAGTTTCTCTTTCTTGGCTGTCGGGAGTTTCGTGAAGAACTCGTCAACAGTTGCGTCAACACTTTTGTCCAAGGCCTCTTCCGCCTTCCGTCGTTTGCTTTCGTTCGCCTGCCGCTCTCCGGGCTCGAGCACCCGGCAGTCATGGCGGCGGAGGTTTTCTTCATGCGCCCGGCGGCCGCGGATTTCCTTCCCTGTTATCGGACATTGGTAAGGCTCATAATCCCCGGTAACATAAGCCGCCGTCACTTCCCTCACAACCGGCCCTTTGCAGTAGCTGCAATACTGCCTGTCATTCCGCCTTTCAATCGTGAGGTACTTTTCCTGGACTCCCCCGCACTCCACGCAACGGAATTGGTAAACTGGCATAATTCTTCACCCCTAATTACGAATTCGTTATCCCGGCCGTTTCAAGCTCTTGCAGCTTCCTCGCGGCCTCCCTTTCCTTCAACTGGCTCGTCACCATCAGCTGCGCCATCTTCATCTGATGGGTTTTCAGCGCCGCTTCAGTTTTTGCTTGAATTTCCGCCAGTTTCGCTTGCGCTTCCGCCTGCTTGACTTGGGCTTCCAACATAAACTCTTCTTGTCGGATTTGAGCTTCCCGCTCTTTGCTTTCCACTTCAATCTGAAGCTTTCGCAGTTCCAATTCTTGCTTTGCCTTGTCACCTTCTCCTCCAGATTCGTCCTGGGGCTCCGGGGCTTGCATTTGCTTCAGCATATCTTCCACTTCCGGGCCAAAGCGATAGCGGCGGGTTACGGCCAAGAGAATGGCCTTTGCTGCGTCGAAGGGGAGGACGCCCTGCATAACCAGCGGGGCCACGCCATTCATGAATTGCGCCACTGCGTTCAGGAACTCTCCCATATTCTGCTTGTCTTCCGTGGCCTCGGCGTCAACTGTCGAATTCGACTCCACGTCAATGCGGAAGTTGCGGAGCAGCCGGTCAGAAAGCAGTGCCTCAATCTCCTCCCATGAAGGTTGCTGGAGCAACTGCATCAGCTCCGGCGGCGGGGGTGGAACTTCCTGTCCAGCGGCCTGAGCCATGGAAATCTGCTGCATCAGCTCCTGCCCCTGCATTTTCTGCTCTTCCGTCGGAAAGCCGAGCCCCGTCATTTCCTCCAGGGTGCTCACGGAAAACTTCGCGCAGGAAATCTCTGCCATAATCCGAAGATTTTCCTTCACAAAATGCTGCACCCGCTTTTGAAAGCGCTTCAGCCGCAAAGTGCCCCATTGGGACTTCAAGTTCTGCGCGGTTGCGGATTCGGAAGCCGCAGTCCCCGCACCTCGAATAATGTCAGAAATCCCGGAGATTTCGTATATCACCTCCTTCACCTGATTCCGCTGCTGGTAGAGTGACTGGAGGGTGGAGATGAGCTCGCCCAAGGGCATCATCCACAAGGCCTTGTCGATCGAACCGCCGTTGAGGATGGCAGCATTCTCCGCGGGGACGAAAGTGTTGTCGTCAGCGGTCATGACACGCTCGAGCTCTCCGATCTGGCCGTCGTACACTCCTCGGACTTTCAGCGCATCGACGAGCTTGTTAATACGAATAGAGACTCGATTGAGTTCCTCAGCTTGCTCCTTATAGGCCATGTACAAAGGCACTGGGACAAGCGAAGAGATCTTGCGGAAGAAGCCCAAGGGATGCGGGATTGGGAAGAAGTTCGCCAGACCTAAGGGGTCTTCGAGCTGCCGCAAGAAGCCTTCCTTATAGCCGGGGGAAACGAAATAGACGCTCTTCGTTTCCTTGTCCCAGATTTCATACACCTGCGCCAGATCACAGGGGGCGTCGTCAGAGTGCGAGGTTTCCCCTTCGGCGTCCAGCCGAGTTTCCTGAGAGTTCGCCGTAAGCTCCACCCTTTCCGCGAGTTCCTTGAAGTTCTCCCGCAGCTCATCCCTGGTCATAAAGTGCTCGCGGGCAATCCAGGGGACACTCCGCCACTGCTTTGCGTAGCCGTGGAAGAATCTGTCCCAGGGCACACACTCCGCCACCACGGATTCTGACTTCACTTCCTCGACGGTTTCCATCTCGGGCTCTTCACCTTCCGTCAGCACCTTTTCGCGGTCGTAGGAAGTAATCTCCGCATCATAGCGGAACCAGGTCACCCCCCGGCCCGCAACAAGAGCTTCCAGCACTGCCTGACTGACGATGTCGTCGAAAGGGGAGTTGGAATTAAGCTCGTTGTCCAGCAGATATTCCAGCACCCTTTGGGAAACCTTCGCCGCGGCCGCCCCTGTTGGATCTTCATCCTTGTGCCGGCGCTGGACAACTGGCCGGGGCTGGGCATTGAAGACCGCCGGAAGCAGAGTTTCCGTATTGGAGTAGAGAATGTTAAATTGATGCTTCTTTGGGTCGGCACACTCATACATCTGCACAAGCTTGCAGGCATCCTTCCGCCAGTCCTTTTCCCTTTTCCGGGCTTCTGCGGCCTCCTTCAGCCAGTACCCGACCTTTTCAGCCTCCTTCCCGGAGTCCCGAAGTTCTTCATCTTTGTGCATAGCTTAGCCTTCTAGTTCCAGTCTCTGGCGGCGCAGCCGTTCGAGCATTTCGTTGAAAGTTGTTTGTCCAGGGTTGCGATGGGTGCCCTGAGGCTGAAAGCCCCCGACACCTCTTGGTATCCAGGGCCTCGACATAACCGCGTAGCGAGTTTCGTCCGCAGCGTGGTCTTCCCCTTCTGTGTCCAGGTCCTCCGCGTCGTCGTCGTCGTGCTGGAGGGTCGGGAGGGTTCGGATAGTATCCTCGCAAGAGTCCGCGAAGTAAAGCATCGGCCTGCCATTTTCGCCAACCAAGCGCTGGCGGAGTTGCTCCCAACCTGCCTTGCGCTTGTTATCGGCCCTTCGCCAGGAGCAGCCTTTCAGGGCCATGGTTTCGCCAATGGAGGGCCCTCCGTCGCGGATGAAAATTGCAGGGTCGGCAACGCCATAGCGGATGCGCTCGTGAATCTCGCGCTCGCGGATACCCAAGGCCACAAGATCGGCGGTCATTTTGAGGCCCTTGTTGATGCCGGAAGCTCCATACCATTCCCGATACTTGATCAGGGCGCCCTTGGGGAGTATCAGCCCATCCCGCTCGTATTCCTTGTCCAGCAGCTTATACCACCCGCAGGAAAAGGGTTTGGCCGACCCCCAGTCAAACGCGCGGAATAGCACAAGTCCGGGGCTGACGATCGAGTCCACCAAGCGCTGGGGGAGTTCATGCACCTCGGGGTCATACTCATCAAAGTACGCGCCGTCAATAATATCCCAGTTTCCTTCCAGCCACGCCTTGACCAGAGCTTCTGAGCCCGATTGCCGAAGTCGAAGAATATACGTCGGGTCGTTCCGCATAAGCATAACATTATCCCCGATCTTGGAAGGGATGAAGACCCTGGACAGTGCTACATTTTGCTTCACTCCGTCCAGTTCAATTTCCATCTCTTCCGTGATGACCTCATACCCCTTCGGGTTTGGGTCAATGTAACGCTTCTTCACCCAATTGTGCCCCGCGCCGCCAGGGTTACCAGTAAGCCGCATACCAACAGGAACGCCAGCGCCAGAACGCAAAGTCGCTCGCAGTTTGTCAATGGGGGCTGGGGACGGAAAGTTCGTAACTTCCTCAACATAAACGCGAGTGTAGTTGTGGCCTTGATATTCTTCCGCATCTGCATCCTTTTCGAGATAAGCGAACTTAAGTCGAGCCCCATTCGCCATTGTCCAAGTTTTGCTATTTTGGTTATACTTCGCCCCGAGCTTGGGGAAGATCTGCTGCGTCCGCGCGATGACTTCAGCCAACTGCGTGAGCTTGCGCCGGAAGAAAATTCCTACAGCATGCTCTGCATAGCGCGAGGAATGCTCCAGCCAATCCCCAATGGAGGATTCTGTCTTGCCGCCTCCGCGGGCCCCGCCGTAGAAGACCTCGAAGACAGGGCATTGAATAAGGGCCGTCTGGGGCCCCGGCTGTGGTTGCCAGATAACGTTGGGAGAGTTTGTCATATAGCTAAGATCAATCCAATGGTTTCTTCGATGTCTTCAGGCTCCCCGGGAGGGCCGACTGGGCCTTGCTCTCCTTGGATTCCCTGTTCGCCTTGCGGCCCGGGGTCTCCTTGATCGCCTTTGTCACCTTTGTCACCTTTGTCCCCCTTCAGCCCTTGAATCCCCTGGATACCCTGAATGCCTTGGTCTCCCTTGTCTCCTTTTGGTCCAGGCTCGCCAGGGTCTCCCTTATCCCCTTTGGCACCCTGTTCCCCCGGGTCACCTTTGTCACCTTTCGCGCCGGTAGCCCCCGGGGCTCCTGTGTCGCCCTTGTCACCTTTGTCCCCCTTTTCTCCGGGGGCCCCGGTATCACCTTTTGGGCCCTGCGGCCCCTCATCCCCAGGATCGCCTTTCGGGCCTTGAATGCCTTGGATACCTTGTAGGCCTTGCTCTCCTTGGAGCCCTCGCTCTCCTTGAATGCCTTGTTCGCCTTGAATTCCCCGCTCTCCGGGGTCTCCCTTCTCGCCGGCGGGGATACCGAAGTCAAGCACAGCATGGAGACTTGTCCCAGAGTTATCGACCGTCGCCGGGCTGCCAGGTGCAAGTGTCGAGGTACTGCCAACCGTGATTGACGCCGCTTCCCCTGGGGTTCCGGCAGTGGGGGTTGGGGTGTTGTTGGCGCCCAGGAAGTACACTATCCCGGTCAGCTTATCCACAACAAGCGGGGGACCCCCGGAGGCGGAAAAGTCCAGCGCCGAGGGCAAGCCCTCCACATAGCGGACGTCCTTTTCCCTGCTCATTTTGCAGTTTCCGGAAGTTCCCGCACCTCTGCTTCCACAACCACCCCCCGGCCTTGCGCTTTCAGCCAATCGTCGGCAGAAGCCGCTTTTTCCGGCAGAGCCACGACGAAGTTATTTTGCACGTTGCCGCCGCCAACGGGCTTTGCACCGTAGCCAAGAGCCTTGGTTGCCAATTCGGCAGTTTTCAGCGCCTGATCGAAGTTATTGGAATTTTCCATTTTCGTGATCAGGACGTCAAGCGACTGGTTCGCCAGGGTTTTGAGCTTTTCGTCCATAGTCGCAACGATCGTCGGGTCGATGAGCTCCTGTCGGCGCTCCGCAAGACGGGCTTGGAAGGCATCGGAGCAGAAAAGCTTGCTCACCCACTGCTTCGTGTAACCGAAGTGCGCCGCAATTTCGATCTGTGAGGCCCGGGGGTTCACCATGATGAAGTCGATCATCGCGTCGTGGCTGTACGAAATCTTCTGCAGCGCATACTGCCCCGCTTCGGTACTGGCCAGCGGTTTTGCGGTTTGTTGGTTTTCCATCTGGGAGTCCCCGAAGATTTACAAGATGCGGGCAGAATACCCCCGGCTGCCCATGTGAGCAAGCGCGAAGGCGGGCCGGGGCTCTGCTGTGCATTATCCAACCCGAATAACCATCTCATTATCCCGGACGGACTTTACCTCACTGAATCTCCTAAGTGCTTGCTGTCAGGGAAGGAAAGGGAAAAGGGGGAAAAATGAGCGGGGAGGTAACCCGGTTAATGCCAGGCCCGGCCACCCCCACCGTCGA